TGTCAATCCCGACCGAAGCCTTAAACGGCTTGTCAATCAGCTTGTCGGTGTCATCGGCGTTAGGCTTGCCGCAGGCGGTGGCCCACGCCACGAGCTGTTGGCGCCCGATGGCCTGGGCCTTCTCGCTCTTGTTGATGATGTTGAAGTTCTGCCAGATCCAGTGGCCCGCGTGTGCGCCGCTGGTTACCTCGAACTTCACTTTGATCATCGTGCCGCCCGATTTGGTTTCTTTCTCTTCGGCCTCAAGTGCCTTGAGCGTGTAATCACCAGGCTCAATAGGCTCCCGGGAACCGCCACCAGTTGCAGTTGCGTCGACTTCACTGACATCAAATCCGAATTTCGCCATGATAAATGCTCCTTAGTTTGCCAGGGGGATGAGTTTTGACAAGTTCTCGATTGTCATTTCGATTTCTTCAGGGCAGCTGTAGCGGTTCTTGGCCGCGTAGGCTGGGCTCTCAACAAAGTGGAGGAGGCGTTCGCCGGTGGTCACACCGCGAGCCTTGGCGCTGTCAAAGCCCTTGGCGTCGCTCTTCTTGATTATGACCTTGAACGCGCAGAACGCCAGCACATCAACCCACTCCTGCATGAGCGCGTTGCAAGCCTTGGGGAGCTTGGGTTGGTAGCGGTCGTAGGGGTCGGTGCGGGGGTCTTCAAACTTGACCACCGCAGCGTGGGCGATGAGCACCACGTTCATGTGCTTTTTGAGCCGGAGTGCGTCAAGCCCCTGCAGGATCTCCCGGAACTCCTCCGCCATGTACATCTGCCCCTTGCCGTAGGCTTGGGCTTTCTCGTCGTACTGGGCGTTGATGCTGGCGCTGATGAGCGGCTCCACCAGCCAATCCACCGAGTCAACCACCACGGTCTTGAAGTTGTGATCTTCCTTGAGCAGGGTCTTGATGCTGGTCACGACGTCGGCGATGCTGCCCGCCTTGGGGAAGCTCACCACATCGAGCGAGTCGATACCGTCCTCCGTGCTGATGAAGATGGGGGCGGGGAATTGGCTAGCCAGGGTTGACTTGCCGATGCCGTGCCCACCGTACACGCAAATGCGCGGGGGGACCTGCTGCTTGCCGGAACGCAAGCTATCTTTCCAGTTACTCATTATGAGCTACTCCTACGGTTATGCCGATTGCTCGGCGGGGTTTACGCCACGCGCTTCTGGGGAGAAGTCCCAGCGGCGCGCGATGTATTGAAATTCGTTGCGGTCCCAGCTGAGTGTGGTGATGAGATCATCAAACTCGGAGGCCACCGCAATACAGATTCCGCAAAGTGCGGGGTCCCCAATCATCAGGATTGAGTCCCCGGGTTGCCAGCTTGACAACACCCGGCGCGCGTGTTCAATCATGCGGGCGGTGTTGTATGACCGCCCCACGTTGCTGAACACATCGAGCAAGCGGCCAAACTGCTCCGCAGCTTTGAGGTCTTTGCGTTCATTAGCGTGGGCTACGAAAACTGTTCGTTCATTTTGCACTTTTGCGTTTCCTTTCTTTTGTAACAGGGGTAATCATTTCTTGCTCAGCCGGGGTGAGGTACTCAAAGCAGCCACACGCCTGCGCTATCCGGCAAGCCTCCCGGTAGTACCAGTTGTAGTCAAGGTCGGTGGGCTTGCCCAGGGGTAGCGTCATGCAGGCCCGAGCCCCTTCAGTCTTAGGGACCAGGTTCCCGTTCTTCACATACCGCAGGGGTTCAAGCCCCGGCTCATTCGACATGTACCACCGCACCACGCGACCCAGGTACTGCCCGGCTTGCTGCCCACCCCCGGTGACGTTGCGTGCGCTTATAAAGCCCTCGAAGCCCGCGTTTTGAATGGTCTGGAGCAGCGGAGTGCCCGCAGCTAGCCATTGGCCTACAGCGTCGGCGCAAACCTGCGCAGTGGCGTTTTTATTTAGGCTCAGCGGTGCATAGATACCCTTTGCTTTCAGTTTGCGGTCAGTCTTGACTGCAAAGTAGTTGTTGACGTCCTTCATAGCCAGCACACGGTACGGGGTGAACTCAAAAGAGAACCCCGACACCTGCCCAAACCGAGCCACAACCCGCTCAACGTCAGGCTGCAGCGCCCGGGGGTAGCGCATAGCGAGGCCATCCGTATTGGCTGACAGCGTGACCGCCCCCAGGTGCTCGAGCCACTCAATTAGCATGAGCAGCGTGAATTGGCCCGTCAGCGTCACGGCCAACATGAGGTCCGGCGCGTACAGCACACTCCACCGGCTAGCCAGCTTGCCGAACGTGCCGTTCAGGCTAATTTTGAGCGTAGCATCAGTGATCTTGTCCTTGGCCTTCTTAGCGGCTAAGCGGCGCTCATAAATCTTGCGGTACTCCTCGACGAACCGGGTTCCGAGCCCTGAGGGCACAAACCCGCATTCCAAGATGATGCTGGGGTAAAAGCTGGCCGCGTCAATATCCGTGATGACGTCATTCCCCGCCACGTGGCAGACCGACTTGTCATGGGTGCTGTGAATGCCACCCACCCCGAGTTGATACGTACCCGCCCGGAAGGCCACCACCTCAGCCCCTAGGAAGTCCGGCAGGATGACGTGCCCGGAGCTAGGGTTCATGTCAAACACATGCTGCGCGGTACGCTCGAGCAAGGCCTGCAGCTCGGGGGTTTTGAACTTGAGGAACGCGGGCGGGGTGTAAGTGATGGTCTTAGGGATTATGTTCTCAGCCCGCTTCAAACCCATGGTAGTTATGTAAGCCTGCTCAGCCATCTGTGAGTCAGACTTGCTACGCATGTCAACCCCATACTGCTTGCTCATCTGTACCCGCAGCATGAGCTCCCCGTCGAGCCGTTTGAGCAGCTCTTCAGTTGTGTCAAGATCATTCACGTTGTAGCCGTCAACAACCGGGCGCTGCTCGTCGGTGATGACCGCGTCGTGCTCGATAGGCATGTCCTGCAGCAGCGGCATATGCATGCGCGCGCCATAGGCTTTCAGCCCTACAAATGACGGGGCAACTTCAATCAAATCAATGCTGTCAAACCCGAGCTGGGGTAGGCTGTACTTACGGGCAGCGGCCCAGGGCTGCAGCCGGTTGACGATGAGGTCATCCGCGATGCGTTTGATTTCGGCCTCGGTGCGGCCCGCGACAAAAGCAGCCACGATGACATCATCGAACGGCTTGTTGTTGAAGCCCACAAACGTAGCGTCCGGCTGCATGAGAAACTGCCGCAACCGCTCCGGCGCGCAATCCTCGTTGCGACGGATTTGCGTGACCTCGCCGGTGTCGACATCCTTGAAGCCGACCACCGTGTAGTTCACTAGCGTTTCGCAGTCAAACACGTAAGTGCTCATCGGTCTTGATTGACGTAACCCGGGCCGGGGTTTGAGCCTTCATACTCAGCGATGAGAGCCGTGAGCAAGTGCCGCGCGGTCTTCAGCTGCTCGAGCTGAGTCCACTCAAACACAATATGTATGACGGCAGTTTCGAGCCCGACGATGCCGTTCTCGGTCAAGAACCGGGTGACCTCAACACGCGGCACAGGGTTGCCGTGAGAACCCGGCTGGTCAGAGCGCACCTCAATCAGTTTCTGCAGGTAGTGGTCGGCTTTCTGCAGGTCCTGCAGGCCGTTCTTCTTACGGAACCGGGACAGGTACTTGGTGCAGCAGCCCTCAAGGTAACCCACACCCCAGGTGTCAACGATGTCCCAGTGCTGCAGGCTACCGCCTTGGTAATGCGTTCCGGCGACTTGGCGAGAGTTTGCGGTGCTCATGCGGCCTCCTGCTTGATGAGTTCAAAGAGTTCACGCTCACGGCCGATCAGCACTAGGTCATGGGCGTAGCTGCAGTAACGGTCAAACACAGACCGCATGCGCGAGTTGCCCAGCGTCAGCTCCCGGGCGCAAAACATAGCCCCCTGGGCGAGGTCCGCGAGCTTGAGCGTACGGGTCTCCTCCATAGTGAGGAGGGGGAAGTCAATACCCACCGAACGCAGAATCTTAGCCTCCATGGCGGAGACTTGATCGTTGATGCCGAACTGGCGCTTAGCGGGACTTGGGATGTCGCCCGTCACCTGCTCAGCCAAGTCATGCAACAGCGCGGCCATCAGCAGCGCGCGGCTCGCATTAGGGTCAATCAGGGTGCAAAGCAAGGCTACTTGGTGCGAATGGTGCCCAACGGTCTCCTGCTGCAACGTGCGCACCGTGTGGTAGCGCAAGACGTCAGCCCCTGCGGCAAAGAAGTCGAGTCGTTCTTTCATGATTTCTCTTTAATGGGTTTGGTTTACTTGGGCACTGTTGGGCGCTGGATGATGGTCTGCTTGACGCCCTCGCGCACGCCATGCTCCTTGACGGTGGCGGTGACAATGAAAGTATCGCCCTTGCCACGGGGTTGACCTTCGGGGGTCCACCCCACTGCGGTCGAGTTCCCTTTGTAGATCACCACGTTCTTGTCGGCATCTTCCATGATGTGGATGTAGGTGGTGCCGTACATGCCGTTCAGGACAACGATGTGGACGATGGTGAGGGTCAGAGTCACCTTCTGGCCCACGGTGCCAATATGGGTGCGTTTAGCGTCCAGAGCAGCCTTCTCGTTGGCCCACTCAGCCTTGCGGGCTGCTCGGGCATCGATACCCTTCAGGATAGCCGTGCACTGGTTGGGCGTCAGCTTGCCGTAGGTGTCTAGGGAATAGGCCATGGAGCCAATGAACCCGTCCTTGTAGGACACGCGACCGTTGTTGTAATCGCGGCCATCTTCTGCCGCGTCAAGAATCTCATGCGCACGGGGTGTGTTGGCAAGCCATGTCTTGCGTGCATTGGCGATGATCCGGCTCTTGGTGGCCGCTGCATACGCAGCCGGGTACCTGATTTCGCCAGAGTCAAGGGATTGAAGATCAGACATGTGAGTTACTCCAGTTAAATGATTTTGTGCACCTTTAGCAGATTGCCAAAGTGCCTTCGATGTAATTAGCCGGAGCGACCCAACCGCGCATCGCAAGCTCCCCTGCTTGATCTTGGTCAGTAGTGTCGTACTCACGCTTTACTTCCACTTTCTCGCAGTCAGGTTGACCCGCTGCGTTTGTGAATGCGATGTAGTAGACATAGCTAAGTGTGATCATAAGTTACTCCAGTTACAGCAGTTATATGCTGAGGTGAATTTTAGGCTCAAAATTCACCCAGGGGCGATTGTATTTTCCAATCACCCCCCTCAGCTTGATTGTGTTTACTCTTTCCCGGAGCGGATGAGGTCGCGCTTCTGTATCCAGTCAAAGCAGGCTCGGCGCCAGTCATCGGCGCGCACCTTAGCGGCCCAGCCCCGCCCGTCCCCGGCGTGTATCTTGCGCACCCGGCTGATCATTGCCATAGGGTGCGCCACGTGCTTGATGAACGGGTGCGTGTAGCTAGCCTCCTGATTGAACGGGTCTTCGCAGAACCGCTCGCAGTCCGTCAGGAACGACTTGTACTCCCCGTTGAGCATGAGCGGGGAAGGCCGGGTCTTGCCGGAGGAGTAGTGATCGTACACGTCGGCCATGGGCGGCTGGGTGACGTAGCGTTTGGCCTCGTACAGCTCAGTGTAGAGGTGCAGGTTGTTGCTCACCTGCCGGTAAACCCCAATACGCAACCCCACCGCACAGGCCACAAACTCCTGCAGGATGCTGAAGTGAACCGCGTTAGCCCCGTACGCCCCCCACCAGATATCATTAGACCGGTTCATCACGGTCATGTTCAGTCGATTGCCCCGGGTGTCAAACATGACCTGCGTGTTGCAGGCTTTGTCCCGGGTGCGGCGGTTCAGGTCAACGGGGTCCCAAATCTGCATGACCGCCTGCCGAGTGGTGGGGTCACGGCGCAGCAGGTTGACCGTGTCGACGAGCTGGTCCCGGCCGAAGTGCTTACGCAGCCGGTAGCCGTAGGCCGCGTTGTACACTTTGCCGTCATCTGAGTACTGCCCAATCCGGCTGTTGAATTGCTGCAGGAAGGCTACGTCTCGCCGCCCAGCCAGTATCCACACACTCTCAAGCAGGTGGAAGATAGGGTTGGCGTCCCGGCCCGGGTGAAACAGCACCCGCTCAAGGGGGCACTCGTACGTGGTGACCACCGGCTCCGGTATGACCAGCGCAGGCCCGTTGCGGGTGGCCTCGGGTACCAGCCCCTCGGCCTTGAGGCGCCAAAATATCTCACTGAACGCTTGGTTCACGTTGCGGACTTTGATTTCCATGTTCAGAACTCCTTCTCAGGTATATAGGTGTTTTTGGGTTTGCCTTCGCCGAGCACCGCACGGCAGTATTTGCTGTACTCACACATGCAATTCTGAACGTCGTGTAGGGTCAAATCAACAATTTCCAGCTCTCGCGCGATGGCGTCGTTGATGCCCTGTAACGTCAGTGTAAACATGCCTGACTTCCAAGACGCAAACGGAGCCCGCCCCTGCAGGTAGTTTAACCCCCGCAGGCTACCGGGGCCGATAGGCGCATAGCTGTAGAGGTCCGCAGCGCCGCTGAGGTCGCTGTTGTAAGTGAGGTCCGCAGCCACTTGCCCGGCCATAAAAGTACTGATTCCAAAACACTCTGATAGCGCCGCCACAAACCGCTCAACACTACCCCCGTCTTCAAGGTCATCTCGCCAGAGCTCGTTGTGGATGTTTGAGGAATGTTGAATCACGCTGCCAATAATGTGCTCGGCTACAGCGCGAGCCTTATTACCCCCAGGGTTTTTCTTTGTCGGGTACAACATATACGCCCCCGAGTACACTTTGACCCCGGTGGCGCGGAGACTCTCGAGAACAGCCTCAAACCGGGCGGAATCGAACCCTGCAGGCGAGCACGGTAGAACCCCCGCGTGAAGCAGCGCCCGCAGGGTGGGGGGCCAGTTGATAAGGCGAGCCACCAGCAGCGTGAACCAGAGGTCAAGTCGGTTCTGATTGGGTTGAATCAGATGCCTGATGACCCACTGTGAGACACGATCATCCCTGCGGCGGATGTTGGTGAACTTGTACTTGGCGAGCACGGGGTCAACGGTCCAGGGTGCCGGCATGCCGTTCTCACGGTCGACGCGGATAGCTTCACGCTCCCAGATGAAATACAGCAGCCCCGGCATCGAGCACACGGTGTCCGCTGTGGGGCGGGGATAAGGGCGAGTAGCGATCATTGCTCAGCCCCCAGCAGGTAACCCACAACCCCGCCCACTGCGTCGGTGTGGTCAAGCCAACGCACATCATACCCACCCGCTTCACCCAGGAGCTCAGCGCTGCGGTGGCATTGCTCATAGGCGCTGCGCATAGTCTTGTCGGGGTCGAAAGGCTTCTCGTTGCCGGCTGCAGCTCGGCGCTGTAGCACACGCTCAAGGCAGGTCTCCCAGGGGGTATCGAGGAACGCGAAGATAGCCCCGTGCTCTTTGAGAATGGGGGCCACGTGACCCCCGGCGGAGCTTTTGCTCATAAGCAAACCTTCAACCAGCACATGCCCCAGCGCGTGAGCTTTGACCACCCGCTCAGCAATCTCTTCCTGGGTGTTGATACCGTCCGTACCGCCGCAGGTGTTCTCGTAGCTGCCGACCACGTATACAGGCACTGAGATACCCCAGGGGGAGGCGTCAACAGTGTACCCGGCAGGGCGACCCGGCTTACCGCCGAGGGGTTGTGAGGGGAGCCGGTCCAGGAACCGGCGCACAATGGTAGTCTTGCCCGAGCCGTTGCAGCCCCGGATGTTGACGATCTGATGTTTCATTCGCAGTTACTCCGTTATAAAGTGTTCAAGACGGTAGGCTCTACCCGTCTCAGCAAACATTTTAGCCTTATTTGCGCGGGGCGTTTTCTTGCTGTCGCACTCTACCCGCAGCCAGTCCGGCAGGTAACCGGACCGGATAGCTTTGAACGGCTCAGTCTCCCGCTTGAAGTCGCGCTCGTCGTACCACTGGATACGCTCCTGCGCCATGTCAGCGTACACGCCCGGGTACCGACGACTGAAGAACCCGTTCTTGAACTGGCAGTACTGGCTCTCAAGGGTGAAGTAACCCGCGTCAGAGTGCCCGACCCCGCTCAGCACTTGATCAGATTTGTCCCGTAGCCAGTCACACATGCCGGTGAAATTCTCGTACTTGCCGTCAAACCCGTTGCCCGCCCGTTTGTCAAAGACGAGGTGGTCCATCCCCTGTAGGAACAACGCCCCGTTACGGTGCGAGCGGGAGCCGTCAAAGTCTTCAAACATGAGGTCAGTGCACGCAGCCCCAAACCCCATTATGCGCACATACTCGAGGTACGAGAACGCGCTCAGCCGCCCAAAGCTGAATATCTGCGTCGCTGTGTTCCAGCACTCTTGGTACGTCTTACCGCTCCAGAGCGCGGCCTGCGAGCCTGCGGCCCGGGCGAGCTTGCTGTAGCTGTGGAGGGCTTTGAGCGTGTTGCGCTTGTTCTTGACCCGGTCGGTGTCGAACTGCAGCGTGACCCACTCAGCGTTGAACCACTCGTCTAGCTCTCGCCAGTGCGCGGGCATGCGGGGAATCTCGGGCGACTTGTTGAAGATGCGCAGCGAGGTGATGGGGTTCTGGGTGCAGCCGTTGATGGTCGCAAACCAGAGCCGCTGCTCAGCGTCCCATCCGTAGTGCTCGGCCAGTTCGGGCATGTACAGGTAGACCAACCCGGGCATTATTCGGTACCCGAGGTTCATCTTGTAGAGCGCGCTAAAGTACTCGGGCCGGTTCTCTTTGAGGCGATAGTCTTTCACAGCATCACCCCCGTAAGGTGGGCTTCAGCGTCGTCAAGGGCTTCAAACAGGTGCCGGGTGGCCCGGGTCTCGGCTACGTCCTCCCGCACCTGGATGAGCACGTTGTCAAGTGCCTGCACGGTGTCCATGTGCTCAGCCAACTCAGCTGCGAGCCGAGTATCGCCTGAGATGTAGGCCAGCCGCTCGCGTTCGTTCAGGTACAACTTCATACTGCCTCCGGGTGTGTGTAGAAAGGTTTGACCACGTTGACATCGGGCGCGCTACCCACGATCCAGAACCCGACCGAGTCATTACGCGGTAGCATGTTGCCGAGCACATCGTTAGCTTTGAGCCAGCGCCACATTTTCCCCTCATACGTGGGGTGAAAGTTGATACCCGCGTGGGTCTCACCTTTGAAGTGATCGCTGTACTTGCTGTAGCCGGTGTCATGTAGGCTGTGATGCGACCATTCGAAAGGCAGGTTCTCAACGTCTACACCCATCAAATCTAGCCTCTCTCGCATCCAAGAGCGCTTGTCAGGACCAATACCTAGAGTGAGCAGCCGAGACACGCTCCGGGGGTCCCGAGACAGCCCGAGGAGGATGCTCGTCAGGGAGTTGCAAGAGCCCGCAGGGGTGATCAACGTCGTGACTTCGTCCGGCAGGTTGGTCACTTGGTGTGCGCCGACCTCGTGAAATTTGCGCACCGACTCAGCGTCGTACTTCTTGTGGTCTACGGTAATACCGTACTCCACCACCAAGGAGTCATCCCGTTTGAGGTCGGCCACTTTGCGCTGCAGTATCGGGTTGTACGGCCCGTTGGCATATTCAAAAGCAGCCCCGAACCCTGCGGCCACCTGCGGGTTGACATGCCGCATGACGGTCTCGGGCTTGCTGTAGACGACCTGTCGGCAGCGGAGCCCGTAGTGTGCACCAACGATAGCGGACATGCTCAGCTGTGGGGACTGGATGCTCGCCCCGGTGAGTACGTGAGTCTTGCCGCCCCGGTAGCGGTTCATGTACCAGATGAGCTGGCGCATCTTGCTACCGTTAGGGCCACCGTAGCCCAGTGGGGCGAAGTAGTCCTCCCGCTTGAACCAGATACCTTCTCGGTTCTGCCACGGGGTGAGCGTCGCCAGCTGGGACTCCCAGGCGAGCTGTGAGTGATCCAGCGTGAGGAGGGGGAAAACAGTTTCAGAAGTCATTGCATTCTCTTTGAAAATCAGCGTAGATGCGGTCATGGTCTTCTGACGTAGCTTTGCGCTCGAGCCAGGGGGCGGGGCGACCGCGACGGTCACAGATTGTGTATTCGAAATCTTCATACCCCGTGTAGTCCCAGTCGCTATCGGCGCGACTGTTGGGCTTAACCCGGTCGAAGTAGTCAACTTGAATTGTGCAGGGAATACCCTGCACGCGGGAGTCGAAGGTCATCATGTGAAGAACTCCTGCAGCCGCTTGTACAGGGCATGTGCCTCAGCTAGGGTCATCTTTTCGATGTCGATGGTGGCGGGTTGTGGGCTTGGACGCAAGAACCGCTGTTCAATGTCTGCAGCGAGTTGAGGCTGCGGCTCAACCTTTGTGGTGGGCAACACCGGCAGCAGTTCGTATTCGGTGCCCAGCGCAGCGTACTGCGCCACCAGCGCTTTCCGGGTCGAACCGCGTGGCCCTTTGCAATGGGTGAGTTCATGCCGGGCGATAGCGACCATGCCGCGTGAGTACAACTTGTTGAGCGCGCTGGACACGTGGGCCTGAGGCAGATTCAGCATACTGGCCAGCACTTTGCCCGAGCGCGGCACCTTGGAGTCGTGCAAAATTTGCCACACACGCTGCAGCAGGGACGGGAGCTTAACACCGGCTTGCGCCAGCGCGGACGAGATTTGATTCATGAGGAGCCCTTTCAAGTTACAGAGTTATGAACTGAGGGGGCCGGAGCCCCCGGCGGAATCACTTGACAGCGAGAGCGAACACATGACCGTTCAGGGTGATGCTCATCAGGCGGTTGCCAGCTTTGGCGGCACCGTACAGCGTAGCCGACAGGCGGTCGCCTTGGCTAGCGGAGACCAGACCGGCCTTCCACACTTGGCAGGCATTCTTGTAGACGATGCCGGTGGCGACAGACACGATCTGGCGATCCAGCTTCATGCTGGCGGACATGGCGGGGCGCGATGCGATAGGCTTACCGCTGGGGCGGACGTAGCGGTCATCCTGCTCCCAGTCGCAGCTGTGGCAACCGGCGATTTTGTCTTCGTGCACGACCTTGCCACCCTTGGTGGTGCCGTTGTAAATCTCGGTGCTGCCGCATTTGGGGCAGACTTTGTGGTTGTAGCTGGGGATGAACGTGGCGGGCGCGGTAGGTTCGACGTCGCCCCGAGTGGGGGAGTGATCAAACTCTTCCAGCTCGGCTGCGATTTGCTCGTCTTCTTCGGTCCAGCCTTTGGGGGCTTCGGCAGCGCTTTCTGCAGCTGGGAAACCGTAAACCACATCACCTTCTTCAGCCATTTCTTCAATCAGAAGGGTGACACGGCGCTCGGCGGTCTTGCGGTCAGCGAACTTCTTGACTTGAGCGCCACCAGTGTTAGCGTTGAAGAAGGCCAGCAGTTCAGCGGTGGTTGCAGTAGATACATTCATTTCAGTTACTCCAGTTAGGTTGGTTCAAGTTGCAGCTGGTTTGGGGCCAGTGGAGTGAATTTTAGGTGTGTTTTCCTGGTGTGAAAGTTGTATTTTTGAATCGGTTTCATGTTCTTGATTGGGAAAAACAATTTTGCTTTTGCCTCCATCATCAGCGAAAATGAGCGGCCAACCTGTCTTAACTCGTATAACTCGCATGCAGCTCAGACCCTACCAGCGTGAAGCCTCCCAGGCCGCACTCACCGCCCTACAACAAGGCGGCAACCCCGCCCTACAGCTAGCCACCGGCACAGGCAAGTCGCTCATCATAGCGGGGGTGGCGCACCACCTACACCGCAACGCGGGGCGCACTTGGGTGCTGAGTCACGCGCAGCAGCTCATTGGGCAGAACGCTGAAACCTTCTACCGCCATACGGGCGTGCAGGGTGGCGTGGTCTGCTCGGGATTGAACCGTGCCGAGTACGACCGGACAGTCACCTTTGCAACAATTCAGTCAATCGTGACCCCGGGGCTGCGGGGTGACCTGCCCGAGCCGCACCTCATCATCGTGGACGAGGCTCACCGGGTGCCCCACAAGACCGGGGAGCAGGGTCAGTACGAGCGGCTGCTCAGCCGGTACCCGCAGGCGCGGCGCATAGCAATGACGGCCACCCCCTGGCGCACCGACAACGGGCTCATCTACGGGAGTGGGGCGGGGTTCTGGTTTGACCGGCTGGCCTACCGCTACACCGTACCCGAGGCGGTGCGGGACGGCTGGCTCAGCCCGCTGGTGGGCGTTGAGACTGAGGAGCAGCTGACGCTAGACGAGGAGCCCTTGGGGGCGGACTTTGTGATGGCGGAGGTGGCGGAGCGGCAGACCGCAGCGTGGCTCAAAGGGGTGGCGGAGTCGGTAGCCCGCCTAGCGGCCAACCGCAAGCACCTCGCGGTGTACTGCCCCAACCTCACCGCAGCGGCCCGCGCGGCGGGGGCTATAGCCCGGGCCACGGGCTGGACTCCTGGAATACTTTCAGGTGGCATGGCCCGGGAGGCTCGGGCTGAGGCGCTTGACAAGTTCAAGTCCGGGCAGATGCGGGTGTTGTGCTCGGTGGACACAATTACAACGGGGTTTGACTTCCCCGCGCTTGACTGCATTGTCTGTCTTCGCCCCACCACCGCCTCAAACCTCTGGGTGCAGATTATGGGCCGGGGTACGCGGCTCAGCCCGGGTAAGACCAACTGCTTGCTGCTCGACTACGTAGGCAACCTGCAGCGGCTGGGCGGGGTTGACATGCTTGAGTCGTTCGTCAGGGAGCGCACCCCGCATGAGCCGGTGCTGGCGCTGCCTGCCCCCCGGCGCGAGCCCCGGCGAGTGTTGCCCGGGGTGCGTACGTTGGCGGTGTTGGACCCCACCTCCGGCGAGCAGGCCCGCGACGGCGCAACGCTGCGGGTGCAGGTGCACGCGGTGAACGCGGCGGCTATATTCACGCGGCGCAACCTCACCCAACCCGTGCTGCTCGTGCAGTATGCGTGCACCACCGCTGAAGGCGCGCGGATTGACGCCTCCGCGTTCATCACCACCGAGACACCTAACGCAGAGGCTGAAGACTTTTTTGCCCGGCGCGCGCTGGCGGTGAGGCTCCCCAGCGAGGCCCGCAAGCTCATGTGGCAGCTGAAAGGCGCAGCCCAGCCCGAGTACGTCACGGTGCGCAAATCGGGAAAGTACTGGAACACCGTTGCTGAGCACTTCTCAGCATGAGCATTTAACCACCAAGGAGAAAACTGCTATGGCTATCACCCCCCTGAGTTACCGTGAGTGTGAGATGGAGATACTGCGCTGGGCGGAGGCTCGGCGCATCATCCCCCGGGCCACCCCGCACAGCCAGCTGCTCAAGCTGATGAGCGAGGCGGGTGAGCTCTGCGACGCGGAAGGCAAGCGCGACCCCGACGCCATTAAGGACGCGGTGGGGGACATCATGGTGTGCCTCATCAACTACTGCGCCCTGCGCGACATCGACGTGGTTCAGTGCATGGGGCTGGCGTACGAGCAGATTAAGAACCGCACCGGCACGTTGATGCCCGACGGCACGTTCGTCAAGGACGCCGCATGAC